GTTAGGAATCAAAAATGTTCTACAGGGTGATATGTTATTCACAAAAGAAGATTTGAAGACAGAGAAAATAGACGGAAAATCTTATACAACGTTTCAACCCAATACTATTCTCTACGCAGTACCAACTGATAGTTCCGCTACGATTCAAACAATATCTCGCTGAGGCGAAAGAAGGAAAGAACCTTCACCTTGAACATCTAGAGGATGAGGTGTTGAACAATGGTGTGGAAGGAACACGAGCAGCAATCAACTTCCTTCAGTCATTGAGAGATATGCTTGCTGGTAACTCAAAGAGTAGTGTCAATGTGACCGTCAAGTGGGATGGTGCTCCTGCTATCTTTGCTGGTATCAATCCAGAAAATGATAAGTTCTTTGTAGGAACTAAAGGCGTGTTCAACGTGACCCCCAAAATTAACTACACGGATGCTGACATTGATGCCAATCACTCTTCATCTGGTCTGAATGCCAAACTCAAAGTCGCTCTCAAGTATCTTCCAAAGTTAGGTATCACCGATGTTCTACAAGGTGATATGTTATTCACAAAAGAAGATTTGAAGACAGAGAAAATAGACGGAAAATCTTACACAACATTCCAACCCAATACTATTCTCTACGCAGTACCAACCGATAGTTCTTCCAAGATCATCAACGCAAAAATGGGAATCGTCTGGCACACCACCTACACAGGAAAAAAACTTGAAGACATGAAAGCATCTTTCGGTGCTAGTGTGAGTTCGTTGAAAAAGACAAGTGATGTTTGGTTTTCCGATGCAAACTACGAAGACAAATCTGGAACAGTAAATTTCAATAAATCAGAAACAGACCAAATCACAAGTGTATTGTCTTTAGCTGGTAGGAAATTCCAAACTCTCAATTCTGGTTTTATGAAAAATTTACTTTCTAAAAAGGATATCCTACTTCTCATCAAGACGTACAGTAACGTAAAAGTAAGAGCCGGAGAAAAAATCACTAATACTTCAAAACACGTTGATGATATTATTGATTACGTCAATACCAAAATACAAAAAGATATTGACAAAGTAAAGACCCAATCCTCAAAAGATAAGAAAACTAAATATAAAGAAGAGATAGTGAAATATCTTCTGATGAGTAAAACTCATCTCAAAAATATGTTTGATATGCAAAATTTATTGATACAATCCAAGACTCTCGTAATCCGAAAATTAGAAAAAGCTAAAGGTGCGATGGGTACGTTCATTCGTACCGATAATGGGTTTAGAGTAACTGCTCCAGAAGGATTTGTTGCAATAGACAATAGTGGAAAAGCAGTCAAGTTGGTTGACCGATTGGAATTTTCACGAGCAAACTTCAATGCTGCGAAAGCATGGGATAAGTGAAAAGATAATTATGAAAACAACGATAATCAAATCACCTGAAATTATACCCGAAGCAGTAGAAAAAAAAGAGAAGAAGTATAGAGTAGTCATTTTGACTGTAAACCCTTCCGAATCAGAAAAAGTAAAGGTGTATCATACTTCTAGAGTCATAGAAGAAACAGCAAAAAAATTAGGAATAGACGTTTACTTACTTTTTTTGAATGGAGCTTATCTCAAAAGAAGTGAAGATGGTGGTAGAACAATACACAATGAAGATGATGAAGAAGGTTTTGATGTCTCTTATAAAAATACGATAGCGATAGTTAGAGGTGGTGTAAATCGTAAGGAAGTTTTCAAGGATTTACTTTCTCAGTTAGAAAATGCTGGAATAGCAACTATCAATTCAAGAGATTGTATGGAGATATGTTCTGACAAATACAGAACATCATTGATGTTAGCAGATGCTGGATTGAGAACACCAGTTACAGTTTTAGTTCCAAACGAAAAGGGAGGAAGTCTCGCATTTGAAAAATTAGGTTCTGACTACCCTGTCATACTGAAAACAAATACGGGCACAAAAGGTGTAGGTGTATTATTCGTAGAGTCTGAACGTGGATTAGAAAGTATGGTTCAGTTACTTTACAAACTAGATGAGAATATTGCTCTGTTGTTACAATCTTACATAAAGACTAAGTTTGATGTGAGAGTGATGGTAATCAATAATAAGATTATCGGAGCGATGCAACGAAATGTAGTAGAGGGTGATTTTCGTTCAAATTATTCTCAGGGAGCAACGATTGAAGAGTATAAATTATCAGATGTGGAAAGAGAAAATTGCATTCGCGCTGCTAAGATTGTTGGTGGTAGCTGGGTTGGTGTGGATTTTATTCCTGCAGAAGATAACGAAAAAGACCAACCATATATCCTAGAAGTCAATAGTTCGCCAGGAACAAAAGGATTTAAAGAAGCAACTAAGATTGATACCATAGAGAAATTATTGGAGATATATAAAGACAAATCCAATTGGTGGAATCATCCAACTCTTTGCGGAGTATGGGAAACGTTTCATCACGAAATCTTTGGGAATCTCATAGGAAAAATGGATACGGGCAATAGCTCCGAAACTTCTGTTATTCATGCTGATGAGATTGAGGTAAAGGATAAAAATGTTATCTGGTCGTTGAATGGTAAGAAGGTCAAATCAAAACTTGTCAAGATGAAAGACATAAAGTTAGGTGGATATCGTAACAGAGAAGAGACTAGACCAGTAGTTGAAATTGAAATCAAGTTTCAACAAACGAAACATAAATATTTGTTTACATTAGATGATAGAGGTGGAAAGACACCATTGTTAATGAACAGACATTTCATGACAGAATTAAATCTTGCAATAGACCCTTCAAGAAAGTTTATTCTAACTGAGAAAATAGATGAGTAAATCATATCAACAATTTTTAAAAGAAACCTCTGGTAAGACGGCAGTATATACTTTTGGTAGATTCAATCCACCTACGATTGGTCATGAGAAGTTGTTAAGAGTTGTTCAGACGACTTCAACCAAAGAGGGTGGTGACTATTTCATTTACACAAGTCATTCACAAGACTCAAAAAAGAATCCACTTACTCACAAACAGACAATCAATTTTCTCAAACTTATTTTTCCTAAACATCGCCCGTACATCGAAGACTCTTTAGCAAAAACTGCTTTGGCTGCAGCTTCTGAAATACACGATAAGGGTGGATACACAAAGTTGGTGATGGTTGTTGGAAGTGACAGAGTGAGTGATTTCAAAAGTTTATTAAATCGTTATAACGACAAAAAATCAAAACACGGATACTATTATTTCGAGTCGATAGACGTAATCTCAGCAGGAGAACGTGATCCCGATGCAGATGGTGCGGAGGGAATGTCAGCATCCAAGATGAGACAAGCGGTTGTTGATAGTGATTACGATACTTTCAAAATGGGAGTTCCATCTGGCACTTCTGATTCGATTTGTATGAATTTATATAACGCAGTTGCTAAGGGATTGAGATTGAAACTCAAAGAAGATTTGGGTTTAGATGATTTGGATGAACTATTGAATCCCGCTCAATTGAGAAAATTATCATTGAGAATGAAGGTTCAAGCAAAGAAGCCTGGGTTTATTAAGAAACGACAAATAGCAATGAAAAAAGCTGCAGGTCAAGATGTAATTATCAAACGTTCAAGAAAAGCTGCAGTTCAAGCAGTTGTCAAAAAGTTCTTTCCAAAATTACAAAGTAAAGATAAGTCAGAACTCTCTTATTCCGAAAGAGGACAAATATCAAAATTGGTTCAGAAGAAATCAGCTGTTATTGGTAAGATTGCGAAAAAATTAGTCAACGTTAAACGTAAACAAGATGTGGAACGTAGAAAATCTATGGCAGCATCCAGCGAGGAAACAGAAAATGTGTAACAACGAAAACTGTAAATGTGAAAACTGTAATTGTAATCTATGTGAGTGTTCAGAAGAAACACCATGTGGTTGCGAATAGAAAGGTAAAAGTGGCTGAATATATCAACGAAGAACCTTGTGAATTTATTTACAATGTAACCGCTATAGAAAAGATTGTCGATGGTGATACTCTTGATGCAGTAATCGACTTAGGTTTCGATGTACGGTATTGTGGAAGAGTTCGTTTACTAGGAATTGACACACCAGAATCCAGAACAAGACACAAGAACGAAAAAATCTACGGTAAGTTATCCAAAGTCGCATTGTCATCGTGGATACATTGGGCAATATTGTCAGACAGAGATGATATCGAAATCCAAGTTCGTTGCCCAGAAGCAGACAGCCGAGGAAAGTTCGGTAGGATTCTTGGTGAGATTTGGATCAACTGTACAGAAGATGGTAGTGAGTTTGCCGGATGGACAAACGTAAATAAGTGGATGTGTGAAAACGGTTTTGCTGTCGGTTATACTGGTCAGAATAAAGATGATGTAAAAGGTGAGCATTGGAAGAATCGTCTACTTCTAGAAGATTCGGGTGTTCATAAATTGCTACAATGGGATGAAGATTGATAATACCAACTTTTCCAAATCCAATTTATACTATTGAAACAATATTAACCTACACTCCAGCTGATGGAGGTGTGGGATACCTAGTCAGAATAGTACCAAAAAAGAAGAAGTAGGATGGAATGGATTTCAAAATATCAAAAATTAAAATTAAATAGTTGTGGTGGAACTGCAGTATATGAAAATAAAAGAGGAAAACTTATGGCATATTCAGAAAAAGTAATTGAACATTTTGAGAACCCCAAAAATATTGGTAGTCTTAATAGTAAGGATGACTCTGTTGGTACTGGTCTTGTGGGAGCTCCCGAATGCGGAGATGTAATGAAACTACAAATCCAAGTCAATAAAGAAACAGGAATTATAGAGGATGCCAAATTCAAAACATTTGGATGTGGTAGTGCAATAGCTTCTAGTAGTCTCGCAACAGAATGGATTCGGGGAAAAACTGTTGATGAAGCAATGACACTCGACAATACAAAGATAGTAGAAGAACTTTCATTACCACCAGTAAAAATTCATTGTTCGGTTCTTGCAGAAGATGCAATCAAATCAGCAATCAAAGATTATAAAAGTAAACACATACAAACATAAAGGAAAGTAACATGGAAATTTTGAATATACTGAAAAATTATGCAAAGAAATTATTTGGTAATCACGAAGAGATTATTGAAGAAACTGCAAAGGTTGTAGACACAGCAGAAAAAGTTGTAGATACAGCAAAGAAAGTTAAAAAAACTGCGAAGAAAGCAAAAAAACTTGTCGTCAAAAAGAAGGGAACTAAAAAATGAAAACATACAAAGAATTTAGTAACGATTTAAATACAAAAAACGCAAACAAAGCCATCCAACACGATTGAGCCACTCACATTAAACATCCAAGTTTGGGTGGAAATTTTGTAGAAGTAAACGATCATAGTTTAACAGAAGACGGTGTGGTTGAAGAGTATTACGTTACACATAATGGAAAATCTGTAACCATTCAGGCGAATGAAGTTACTAAATTGAAAGCCGAAGCACACGGTCACTCAGCAAAGAAAAAGAAAAAATGAAAAACTTTAAACAATTTATCGAAGAACAGAAATCATCTGACGTTACCAAAAATTGGAGACATGAAGATGCAAAAACTTATGCATCCGCTTTGGTCAAAGTTTTTGGTGAACCAGATGAAATGTCTGAAACTCGTTTAAGTTGGAATTCTATTGAACCACCATTCGATAAAGTATGGATAGTTGATGAAAGTATACCACATGAATTTCCTTCACCACATAGGGATTATGTATACTCTTCAATGAAAATAGATGTACCTACTGACTTGTTGGACATTCTTGGCCACGCATCTGGAAGTATAATCTATGATGGGTTGAAAAAGGAAGTCAC